GGAGTAGTTAATCACAATGATTGGAACTTGTTACAACAAAAAGTCACAGCAGTTTTAAAAACTCCAGATAGTGGAACCATAGACTTAGGATGGAATCAAAGTTATATCAGTAACACAGTTAACACCAATGACACCATCACCGGAATTGAATACGATCAAATTGCACAAGATGTTGATAAATGTTATCAACAAATTGCCAATACAAGATATCAACCCACATCTAGAGTACCGGTAACACAGAAATACTTGGTCACGCAATCTGACTATAATGGATTAAGCGCGGCAGTTGATTACACCTATACAAATAGAAATACAGCATCTTCAAGTAGACTAACTCAAAGTTCATGGACTGCACACGGCGGCAATATTTCCTTTTCACAAGCACACGGATTCCGTTACCAAGTTGATTTTCCAAGCAATGCCGCATTTAGAAGCTTTTGGAATGCCGGCGGGTACATAACATGGAATTTCAGTTTTGTTCCCGCAGTACAAAATCCAATTAGTCAAGGCTGGGCTGATCTAACTGGTGGTATGGGAAGTTTTAGGCTTACTAGAAATTCCTTTACTCAATTTAATCAAGGCGGTGCGTATCCTGCAATAATAGGTCAGGTCGGTGGAGTATATGGCGGGAACATGCTGGTAAATCCAGATCCACTAACTCAAGTTATAACTCCGACAGCAAAAGTCTTCGAAGCAGACGCAAACTACACCAGTAGTTACTTTGTTATGTTCCTTGGCTTAGACAATGCTAATTTATTCCAGGCCACGTCTATTATAGTAGTTGCGGCAATCCAGAATATGTATGTTGGCGCAGGCGGTTCTAGTACCGTTTCGTCTGGCAATCCTGGACTTAATCAAGTTGTGACATATCCTTTCAATATTCAACCCACAGGTCAGACCCATGTGTATAATTACATAGACGGTACTGTTTACTATGCTCCTAGCTATCCAGGAATACAACCGTCATTCTAATTAAAAGGTTGAAATGGACGACAGATTAGTTAAGGCATTAGAACATGCTGATTATAGACAAACTCTCGGAATTGAAAGACAACGATTAAAAGACAAAGCACATGCAGAACTTGTTATAGGTTACTGCGGTGGCATGTTTACCGTTGATCGAACACTAATTGGTTTTATTAATTCTATTAAAGAATATGGATCTGCTGTTATCTTAGACGACAACGGCTATCCTGTTGAGATTGAAAACTTAGAAGATTTCCAAGCACGAGTAATTGGAACATACTTTGAAGTCACTAATAGATATCTAACAGACTATAACGAGATTAAACAAAAACGAACTGCGGCTAAACTGGTAGATCTATGAATCAGGGATGTTGTATTTTTGCCTTTGATGGCGATATTGACTACGGCCCACAAGCAGTTCTTGCGGCCAATCTAGTTAAGACACATCTTAACATACCCGTAAGTCTTATAACGGACATCAAGACTTTAGAAAAAATTGATACTACTGTCTTTGATAAAACTATTATCACAGAAGTAGATGACGGCAATAACTCTCGAGTATTATCTGGAAAAAATATTGCATTTAAAAATATCAACAGAAATAAAATTTACGATCTTACTCCTTACGATCGTACACTATTAATTGACAGTGATTTTTTAGTATTCAGCAATAGGCTAAAAGATTATTTAGATAGCGGCTACAATTTTATGATATGTGAAAACATGAAAGACCTATGCCCTAATAGACCTGGCAGTAATTTTTCATTTAGTCCACACAGTCTTCACATGCTGTGGGCAACAAATATCATATTCAACAAGACTCCCGAAAACAAAATCCTTTTTGACCTAGTAGACCATATTAGAGAAAATTGGGTGTGGTATGGTACGCTGTATCAATTTGACACCAGAAGATTTCGCAACGACTATGCGTTTACTGTTGCATGCCACATCATGGGAGGCTTCGGTGCTGAAAAATATTATATAGCACTCCCTAGTCCAGTTTTGTTTAATGATAGAGATTCATTGGTAAAGATAACCAATACCGGATTAACTTGGGTAGCAGGTGATCAAAATATACTTGTTAAAACAAAAGACCAAGATATTCACATGATGAATAAAATAGAGTTGCTGGAAAAAATACAAGTATTGGATACTCTATATGATTGAAAAATTATTAGACAAGGGCTATTTTATGATAGCCAACAATGTTAAAGAAACAAACTATATTAGACTGGCTTATATAACTGCGTTAACTATAAAATTAACTCAACCAGAAGGTTATGGCAATGTAAGCATTGCTACAACTAATGTAAAAAATGCACAGTCTTTAAAACTGTCTTGGGTATTTGACAGTATCATAGACTATGAAGGCCCAAAAGGGATGAATGCCAGGTCAAGGGCATATGAACACACTCCCTACAAAGAAACAGTATTCATTGATGGTGATTTTTTATTCCTTAATGATGTTAGTCACTGGTGGCCCCACATGCAAAAACATGACCTATGGTGTGCTACTCGGCCCATGACATTTAGAGGCGACACCATGACTAACAAGTATTATCGAAGAGTGTTTACTGAAAACAATCTACCAGATTTCTACTCTGGTTGGTTGTACTTCAAACAAAGTAGGGAAACATCTAAATTTTGGGACATAATGCGAGCATTAACTGATTATCCAGAAACATGGAAGTCGCAATTAACTAACTGTAATTTTGAAAGTATACCTACCGACGAAGCATGTGCGTTAACTGCAAAGATGTTAGACATGGTCGAAGATATGAGCGATCCTACACTACCATTTCCTAGATTTACTCATATGAAATCTAGGTCGCAGGGGTTTGGCGAGTCTGCAGGTAATTGGACAGACTATATTGCATTTCATTACAACAAAGATTTCAACGTAAAAATTGGACCGTATTATCAGCAGGATATTTTACACTATACACAAAAAGATCTAATCAGTGAAAATCTAGTTAATCTATTAGAGGAGAAGGTATGGAACAAATACAAAGACATTATGTAAAATTTAATTCCTCTACACTTGATATTCAATCTGTAGGAGCTCATTATATAGAAGATCTAGAATCTTCTGTAGTAGAGGTTCCCTGGGAATTGATACAACCATTCTTTACTGATTTTAAAAATATAAATGAGTACTATCCACTATTTGAAAAAAATTCAATAACAGGGTTTAGACGTAAACGCATGTTTAACAGTTCGATTGTAAAAAATGACGATCTGGAAACTGTTAAATCTCTACGACCCTATGAGAACTTTATAGCAGACTGTGCTATAATTGCACAACTGAGTAATAACGTTCTAAAACTTCACTACGATCAACACCATTTTGATAGTTTAACTAACCAAGAAAATATTGAAAGATTGACATTGGTACAAGAAAAAGTGTATAATGTACATATCACAGAAAAAGGTAATCCTTATAATCTTTATGATACAAAGGAAATACAAGTAACCGATTTTATTAACGGAACACCTATAGAATTGATTTACGAAGGGCCAAGTCCAATATCAGTTTATGTCATTGCTAAAAGTTAACGAATTAGATTGCATATTCATCTCCTACGATGAACCTAATGCAGAATTAAACTATGCTAGGTTGCTACAAGAAGCACCATGGGCAAAGCGTGTTCACGGAGTTAAAGGCAGTGACGCTTGTCACAAAGCCGCGGCTAACCTAAGCGAAACAGAGTGGTTTGTTACTGTAGACGCAGACAATATCGTTAATCCTAAGTTTTGGGATTTAGCAATTGATTTAGACAAATATCCAAATGCACAAGCATTTAACTGGCCCGGGCGTAATAACATTAATGGGCTACGTTATGGTAACGGCAGTCTTAAAGCGTGGCGCAAAGATTTTGTGCTTAGTATGAAAACACATGAAGCCGCAGAGGAAGACAAGGGTCAAGTAGACTTTTGTTGGGAAGCAGGATATTATCCGCTTACTGTTAGCTATTCAGATACTGTCATAAACACAACACCTCTGCAGGCATGGAGAGCAGGATTCCGTGAAGGTGTAAAGATGTGTTTAGATCGCGGCATACGATTAGAACAGGGTAAACCAGCAACTGAAGTAATCTGGTGGGAAAACCTACATAGACTAAAGCAGTGGCTTACATTAGGTTTACATGCTCAACAAGGTGCTTGGGCCATTGCCGGAGCATGGCAAGGAGTATACCTTACTATGTGTACTGATTGGAACATTACCAATGTTCGAGATTTTGATGTACTAAATGAAATGTTTGATAAAATATTTGGAACGGATCCAGCGGAACTAATTTATCTGTACCAAACAAGGGCAAAAGATTTCATTAGTGTGCCTGTACTCAATGCAGATACCAGCGCCTATGTAGTAAACACCTTTGACGAATTTTACAGGCTCAATCGTGTATGATCTAATTTTTATCAGTTATGGAGAACCAACCGCTGAAGAAAACTATCAGCGGGTTAAATCACGATTTCCTTTAACTAAACGTGTTAAAGATGTTAAGGGTATACATCAAGCACACCTTAAAGCCGCACGTATGAGCTTTACTGAAATGTTTTGGGTAGTCGACGGCGATGCACAAATACTAGATTCTTTTAACTTTGATTACAAAGTACCAGAATGGGATTTAGAATGTGTGCATGTGTGGCGCAGTCGCAACCCGCTTAATAATTTAGAATATGGTTACGGTGGAGTTAAACTACTGCCTAAGAAACTTACTCTAGCAATGGATCTTACCAAGCCAGATATGACTACCAGCATCAGTAGTAAATTTAAAGCTATGGAAGAAGTTAGCAATATTACAGCGTTTAACACAGATGCATTTAGTACATGGCGTAGTGCTTTTAGAGAGTGTGCTAAACTTTCTAGCAAAATTATAGATGGGCAAGTTAATGCCGAAAGCGAAGCCCGACTAGATGCATGGTGTAAATTAAACACTGATGTACCGTATGGTGATCAAGGATACTGCGGTGCTCTAGCTGGTAGAAAATTCGGTCTAGAGAATTCAAACGAAATAAGTAAGATTAACAATTACAAATGGTTAAAAGAACAATATGATTTGGATCATAAAAATGGATAAATTATGGATCTTTGGAGACAGTTTTGCAGTAGGACAACACAAGTGTGCCTGGTCTCGTCTGCTGGTAGAACACTTTGAGATCAAAAATCAGGCCACAAATGGTAGCAGTGAATATCGCATTTGGAGAAACTACAAGGATCATGCTGATAAAATAATATCCACCGACAGGATACTATTCTGTCATACAAGCCCTACTAGAGTTTATTTAAAGGATAAACAGACGATCATTAGCAGACTCCGTGAAAGTCATTCTGTGTGTGATTTAATATTCGCTGATATATTTGCCAAAAAAGAAAAGAAATTTATCAGCATATTAAAGCATATCTGGGATGATAGATACTTTGAAGATACATATGATTTACTTGTTGCAGATCTGATGCATGTGCCCAACAGCATACACATCAATTTCTTCGTAAAAGGGCCGTTTAATACGATCTGGACAAACAATCCCGGAGATATAAACCATATGAGTGAAGCCGGCAATAGGCTTGTGCTTAAAGAAGTTTTAAGTAAATTTAAGGAATAACATGCAAAAATTATTAGACATTATATTATACCCTTATCGTGCAATAATGGAACATATTCGATTCAAGAAACGTCTCAAGGAACTTCAGAAGAGAGATCCGTTCATATACAAATGATAACTTGGGGAATATCAGCTAATAGTCACAATGCGGCAGTTGCTGTGTTTGCCGATGAGCATTTGGTATTTGCATCAGAAACAGAACGTTATAGCGGAATTAAAAACGATCCAGATCTTGATAAAGATTTAATATACGATTTACATCATAGAGGCCTTACACCTGATCGTATAGTTTGGTACGAAAAGCCTTTGTTAAAAACTGTTAGACAATTTGAGGCAGGGCAAGGCTGGCAGTATCGTGAAAACAATATTAAACGATATCTAAAAGACTATTTGCCAAGCACTCCTATAAAATATGTAAGTCATCACAAGAGTCATGCGGCCGGCGGCTATTGTACCAGTGGGTTTGATCACGCCTGCGTAATTGTAATAGATGCTATAGGCGAGTACGAAACTCTTACTATTTGGAAAGGCGAAGGCGGTACTTTAACTAAACAGTACAATTTAGACTACCCAAACAGTCTAGGACTTTGGTATAGTGCAATGACGCAACGATGCGGGCTAAAACCAAACGAAGAAGAATATATCCTAATGGGAATGGCCGCATACGGAGATCCAAAGAAACATTTTAATAGAGTTCTATCAGACTTCTTTAGTTTTCCTAACGATGACTGGAATCATACATTCCGTTTAAAAGAAAACTTACATCGAGGATGCCCGTCATGGGCCCCGGAACTTACTACAGAGCAAGACTTGTTTGACATAGCGGCGGCAACTCAAGCAGTTTATGAAGTAGTGTTTGAACGTGTCCTACAACAGGCTGTACAGTTAGTACCAAGTCGTAATCTAGTGCTTATGGGCGGATGCGCTCTTAACTGTGTAGCAAATAAACTAACTGGCAAGTATTTTGATAAAACATGGATCATGCCAGCGCCAGGTGACAGCGGTAGTGCTATTGGTGCTGTGTATGCACTAAAACCACATTGGCGAATGCAACCCTACGAGTTCACTCCATTGCTTGGACACGAGATGCGTGGAAATACAAACAACTATGAAATAGCATCTTATTTAGAACAACAACAGATATGCGGTGTCGCTAGAGGTCGAGCAGAGTTTGGTCCCCGTGCATTAGGCAACAGAAGCTTGTTAGCTGACCCACGTGGTAGTGATATAAAGGAAAAAGTAAATGCAATTAAACAACGACAACAATTTAGACCATTTGCTCCAGCAATTCTGGAGGAGCTATGTGACACTTACTTTGATATGCCTAGCGGTTGGAGTGACAGTAGGTATATGCAAGTCATCGCTCGCTGTAGGGTTCCTGACTTATTTCCTGCTATCGTTCATGCTGACGGGACTTCTCGTGTACAAACAGTTCCAAAAGACGGAAGCAAGTTTAGAGAACTCTTAGAAATATGGTATGATCGGACTGGTTGTCCTATGTTGTTAAACACCAGCTTGAACATCAAAGGCAAACCAATGGTTAATGATACAGATGATGCGTTAGAATTTCAAAACACCTATAATGTCAAGGTGTTTATGTAGTCCAACCAAAAGATTTCATTGTGGTTTTTAAACTACTGTTGTCAGGAAGCCTGTCAGAAACTTCTTGAGCAAATGTATGATCGATACTTACTTGTGATCCTATTACTTCCATAATTTCGTAGCTTGATGTCCAATAGCTTGTAGGCATTCTTACAACTTGTCGAGATATCGCAATGTCTCGTTCCATCACTGCCGCCACTTGGCGTCGTATATCGCCGTTCTGCCCAAACTCGCTTTCTAATGCTGAAACAGCTAGATTAGGATCCAAAGCAACTCCTCTTACTAGGGCTATTCTGTTTTCGTCCTGACGTAACTTTTCTGCTTCAGCTAATCTAGCCTGTTCCTCAGTAAGTTGCTTTTGTTCAATAAGCATCTGTTGGTATTGGCTAAATGCATCTTCGGCTGTATTCCGCATTATTTGATTTTGAAGAGCCTGTGCCTCGCTATCCTGTTGTTCACGTAACAATCGAGATGCTTCGTCC